AATGATTGATAAAGAAAAAACCTGGATCTATAAGCCATCTCTTTTGTGGGAAGTTAGTGGAACAGAAAATACAAAAACAATAAATGAACTTGCTTCAAAGCAGGGTAGTTATGTATTGGGAGCAATGCCACTAAACTCAAACCTAGTTGGAACTCCACCAGTTGTATTAGGAAATGTTCTTACAGATAATGTAATAGACCTTGGAGAAAATGTATACTGGCTAACAAGGTATAACGGATACTTATACTCTAACGGAGAAGTTATTAGATATGACGCTTCAGAATTTGATATTACTGGAACTGGAAAAGTATGGATTAGTAGCAATCAAGAGTATCAAAAGTATTTTTCATCAATACCTTTTAATGGAAAAATATATCCTACAGGCCTTGTAAGAATTTATGCAACACCAAACTATGAAACAATAGATGGACTAACAAGGTTGCAAAATGGTGCCGTTGTTGATCATGGACGTGCACAGTTTGGAACTCAGATAGTTCCCCACTTTGCTGGAATAAATAGTTATTGGACAGATAACGACAATGTTCGTGGATTAAATATGCAGTCTCAATATTTATTTAGCACAAAGTTAGATGATGATCTTGCATCTACGGTTCCCGCAACAACGGTTGCAGCAGCAGGCATAAGTAATACTATTGCAAAACAATCAACAAGAAATAGCATTATAAAAAATTTTATGGCTACAAGTTATTTAAGCGAAACAGAAGTAAACAATTTGCCATCAACACAAACAGGAACAATTCAGTCATCTGCTTTAGTCTTTAATGGTCCATCCTTTAAGACAACAGAAACCCCTTTAAATTTTCTATCTTATGTGTATAAAGATTTAGATAATGCATATAAACATTTTGGAACCAGACTAAGGATTATTGGTAAAATTGAAAATAATACAACTAGAACACAATCTCCAAATGGAAGTATTACATACTACCAGTTATCTGGAAATCAGCCAGATCAAAATATAAATATAGGTGGAGGCTCTGGAGGATTGGCATTTTTATTAAATCCAGAAACAAACAATGGTTATTATTTTGAGATTGTTGCATTAACAGAAGACAACATAAACTCGTACCTAAAGGTTGATGAAAATAATAATGCACAGTTTTCAGTAAATAATGTTGTGTTCTATAAAATTAAAAAAGATTCATCAAACTCAAATGCAATACCAGTAAAACTTTGGGGTGGGCTATCAAAGATTATTGTTGATGATGGAAAGTTTACTGGACAGCAAAGACTTGCAGGAGAAGAAAATTCAACGGTATATGACTTGTCAGTAGAATATATAGACATTGGAAACACTAGAAGATTCTATCTATATATAAATAATCAACTAATAAAAATTGTAGATGATACAGATCCACTCCCAACATATAACAATATGGCACTATTTGTTCGTGGTTCTTCAAGATGTATGTTTGAAAATATATATGCCCTATCTAAAAACTATAGCCAGAATACAGTGTTTACTGTCAATGATACTTTAGGTCAGGTATTTGGAGATAAAGAGGTTGATGTTACAGAATCTTTTAGAAAATACGCAATGAGTGGTGTGGTTCAATCAACCTACCTATCTGGAATTAGTGCTCAACAGCCACCAAAGTATAATCTTTATTTTGAAGAGTTTGGATCTATTATGCGTGAATGTGCATACTTTGATATTAAATATGATCGTGCATACCCAGCACTTTATGCAAAACTTTCACCAACCTTTAATAATATAAAGGGATACACAACCTCTGGATTTTATGCAGACTCATACGGTGCAGAATTTTTAATATTTAATTCAACAGATAAAGCATTAAATCTAGATGAAACAACTGGAAATTTTTTAAGAATTCAGGGAGTCACATTTACACAAGATACAACGCATGAACTAACTGTAGATGAATTCTTTAAGAAGCGTGGGAACCTATCTGATCCAGAACTACTTGGAAGCACACCAACTTATTCTACGCTGGTTGAAAAATCAAGGTACGATGAAATAAAGTTAAGTAGATTGACATACGGTAAGAATGAATTTAGTATTGATAGTCCGTATATACAGACACAAGATGATGCAGATGCAATGATGAACTGGATTATTAATAAATTAATGGTACCTAAAAAATCTGTTGGCATGAACATATTTAGTATTCCAACATTACAACTTGGTGATATTGTAACTATAGACTATAAAGATTCATCTGGCTTAGATTTAGTTTCTAAAGATTCTTCTAGGTTTGTAGTTTATAATATAGAATATCAAAGATCAGAAAGTGGCCCAACAATGACAATTTATTTGAGTGAGGTATAAAGTGACAGTATCTCCAGTTCCACAAACTCCTTCAAACGCAACAGTTGTTTCAGCCTATTCTACTGCACCAACTAAGACTGCCCCAATAGATACTGTTCTTTTTGATGATCAATCTATGTCTGTAGAGATTATGACAGACTTAATATTTGAAGATATTGGTGGTCATGAGTTACTAAGTGTTTCTAGAAACGACATTATAAATGGTCAAAGGGTTTCTTACTCGCCAATTAAAAATCTTGGCTTAGTCCAGCAAAGATACAACCCAAATAATATTTTAAGACTACAGTCAACCTCAGATACATATTTTGCTAACTTTGCAATTAAATTTGAAGAAAAAGTTCCTTTAGAGGGTAATGGACCAAATGGTGAAAATGTTTATATTGAAGAAGAAACTGGTGATTTAATTATTGAAACTATTAATATGAATAATGATGAACAAATAGAGATTCAAATCGCTATAAATGGTACAATATATGAAGCGAACTTTGGAGCAACCACGTCATGATAACTAATAAGGGTAAGAGCATAATTGGAAAGTATATGCTTGGTCAGGCCCCTGCCTATGCCTCATACCTTGCAATTGGCTGTGGACCGCAACCGTTACAGACAGAAGATGTTGCAGACGACTTTGCAACAAAAACAAACCTAGATTTTGAAATGTTTAGAGTTCCCATCTCTTCTAGAGGATTTATAAATGAAAACGGTATAGATAAAATTGTACTTACCGCAGAACTACCAACAGAAGAAAGATATGAAATAACAGAGGTAGGTCTATACTCTGCAGGATCAAACCCATCTGCTGGTGCTAACGATAGCAAGACTGTATTTTCTTTTGCACAGGGAGAAACCTGGATTCATCATACCGCCTCTGCAGCCACAGCAATACCAACAATATCTTCACCTCTAGATGATCCAGAAGATGATAATGTTATTGCAACAAATGGTGTGTTTCAGACAAACGCAGATAATTCTATATTCTATAAAACAAATCGTCTTGAAAGATATGAACGTGCAAGGTTTTTAAATAACACAATATTAATTCAAGGAGATGATTCAGATTTAACCTTAGATGGTGGTGGTTCTGGCGGAGTTGATAATATTGTTATTGAGGCTGGATCAAATCACATACACTTAACTGCACCAAATGTTGATTTTTCTAAAAACTCTCCAACAGATGAGTTAAGGTTTGCATTTTCTTTAGTTAATAAAGATGGTGATTCTGTAGCAGTTCCAGACACAATTAGAATATTAATTGATTTTGCAGGTACAGATGTTACAAATCCAGATGTTTATGCAAGGTTTGAAGTTGATATTGAAAATGGTTTTGATGGATACGATTTTGAAACAAATAGATATTTTGTGGTAAAAAAACAACTACAAGAACTTTATACAACTCAAAACTTTACATGGGAAGCAGTCACTGTTGTTAAAATTTATGCATGTGTTCTTGAATCTACTGGAACTGGTGGACCATTTCCTTCATCTGATTATTATATTGCACTAGATGCATTAAGGCTTGAAAATATTGCAACAACAAATCCACTTTACGGTTTGACTGGTTATTCTGTTATTAAAAATGATACTTCTGCAACTATAATTAAATCACCAAATACAAGTAATTATATTGAGTTTAGATTTTCTATTGGTGTAACATAATGGCTGATGCAAATATTAAAAAAACAAGAATTTTAAAGTCAACTTTGCCAGCAATTGATTCTGATACTTTAAAATATAATACAAGGTATAGAGTTATTTCTGAAGATAAAAACAGAACATCCCACTGGTCCCCAATATATAACTCTGATGGCACTGATGTTATTGCAACCAGTGGTGCAGTATCTAAGACAGGAAACGTTGTTACTGCTGTATGGGGAGATGAAAATGATTTTCCAGAATACGATGTCTTTGTTAAGTTTGATTCGGAAGCCTTTGCTTATCACGGAAAATCAAAAGAACATTCATATTCATTTTTAAAAACTGGCACTACATCGGTCAGAGTAAAGGTTCAAATCGTTTCATCAAAAAAAGAAATTAAAGCAGCACTAAATATCTTTGACTCTGGCACAGTGTCTTTGGTATAATTTAATAGGAGGAACAAAATGGCAAAAGTACCACTACCAGAAAGAGGACAACCTCTTGATGTTACGTATATTTATCAATTAGCAGAGGCTGTAAATGACCTCTCTACATCTATTTCTGATGCAACATATAACTATACAGATGTTGACGTAGTTGGAGCAGAAAAGAAAAGTCTAAAGACTTCAGATACAAAATTTGTTGGAAAATATAAGTCAATTGCAAACAATGAAACAGTAACTGCGGGACAAGAAAAAACCTACTCTGTAACATTTTCTAACTTTAAATTTCCTCCAATTGCTACGGCATCAATTGTAAACATAAGCGGTACAACTGCTGGATCAAATACAAGCGTTGTAATAACTTCTATAACAACTTCAGAGGTTCAATTTATCGTAAAGTTTGGTACCTCTGGAACAGCATCAGTTGCTGTTAATGTTATTGCAATTGGTGTACCAAACTAGTATGAGATGTAAAAGATGCAAAGGAAAAATGTTTGTTGATAGGATACATTCAAACATAGATCACTTAGAAACATATTGTGTAAAGTGTGGAAATAGAAAATTTTATCATCCACCTAGCGAATCTGTGGAGGGAAAATGGTTACTGCAAAAGGAAAAATTCAGAGCGAAGCATATAATAGCGAACCTGTAATTCCTGGCGGTAAAAAAATATGGTTTCTTAATGGAGACTTAGTAAGACTTCATCATAGTTCTAGATCAACAGGAATGGTAACTGTTTATAATATTAACAAGGACAGATTAGAAACTTGTTTACGTTCTGACTTTAGAAGAAATAGAAAGAAAGCATATACTGTTGCAGAGACTGCTAAGTTAGTTAATCGTCATAGAAAGTATATGCCAAGATTAATAAAACGAGGAGTCATACCTCCTCCAGTTGGATCAAGCATTGATGGAAAAACGGGATGGCAAATTAGATCTTATTATTCAGAAGACCACGTTAAAGAGATTTGTGCTATACTTGCAACTATACATATTGGACAACCAAGAAAAGATAAATTAATAACAAATAACATGACTCCTACAAGTCAAGAGTTGACAAGGCGAATGGGAGACGGTATACTTACATATACGAAGACAGAAGATGGGCGATACATTCCAGTGTGGAGTGAGTCTATTTAATTATTGAATGGGTGGATAATGGAAAACGATAATACAAAGGTATCTGTAACACTTGGATATACACTTAATCTAGGAAATTTTCAATCACTACGCCTTGATTTAGGAATTGTAGATTCAAAGCGTGATGGCGAAAATATAGATGAGGCTTTTGGTCGTGTCTATAAATTTGTAGAAGACAAACTTACAGAAAAAATTCAAGAAGCAAAATCTGAAATTTCAGATTAATGGCTGAGCGCAAAGACCGAATGGCTTTGCTCAGTAGGTTTAACAAGTTTTACTTGCAACGGTATGAGCAGAAGTCTAACATGAACCTAAACGTTGAACAGTGGGCTGCTGATGCCCTTGTAGAATCATATGGTATTGCTCAGTGCTATGATATTCTTGAATATTACTTTAGTATTGCACAAGACCCCTCATGGAATTATTTTGCATACAATGCAGAAAAAATTATTAATGGTAAAGCCGAAGTAGAGCAAGACAAAAAAGAACGTCAAGAACGCAGGAAATTAGCAAAGGAGTGGTTAAGTGAATAATACAGAAGCAAAGTTAATTTCTGCAGTATTACAAGATAAACAAATTCACGTACTACTTCAAGCAAATATTGAAACACTATTAAGAACACATAACGATGTTTGGAACTTTATTCGTTTGTATTCTGAGAACAATCAATGCCTACCACCAGCAGATCTAGTTACAGAAAAGTTTAGAGACTTTGAGCCAGTTCCTGGAATTGGGGCAACAAAACACCACCTTGCAGAATTGCAAACCGAATATCTTAATGATAGCCTAAAAGACATTTTACGTAATGCTGCAGGAGAAGTTCAAAGCGGTAATGGCGGAGAAGCCCTTGAACATTTAATTACAAAGACTTCTGAGTTAAAAAAGAATACATCTGCTATTCGTGATATTGATGCAACAGATCTTGATTCTGCCGTTGCATATTTTGAAATGGTTCAGAAACAAAAAGAAAATGGTCAATTAGGAATTAAGACAAACCTTCCAGGATTTGATAACTATCTTCCATCTGGAATTATGCCAGGACAGTTGGGAGTATTCCTTGCTTATCCAGGAATTGGTAAGTCTTGGATGGCTTTATACTTTGCAGTTCAAGCATGGAAACAGGGTAAGTCACCACTAATTATTTCTCTTGAAATGTCTGAAACAGAAGTTCGTAATCGTATTTTTGCAATTATGGGTGAAGGCCTTTGGTCACACAGAAAGTTATCCAATGGGGAAGTTGAGATTGACATGCTTAAGAAATGGCATGCTAATAAGGTTGCTGGTCGTCCAGAGTTTCACATTATCTCAAATGATAGTGGTGGAGAAGTAACTCCTTCTGTCATTCGTGGAAAGATTGATCAGTACCGTCCAGACTTTGTTGTTGTTGATTACTTACAACTTATGTCTCCAAACCAAAAGGCTGATTCTGAAACGGTACGAATGAAGAACCTTTCACGAGAACTTAAACTAATGTCTATTGGTGAAGAGGTACCTATTATTGCTATATCATCTGCGACACCAGATGATGTAAAGGATTTATCAAGTCCTCCAACACTTGGACAAACCGCTTGGTCTAGACAGATTGCTTATGATGCTGACTGGGTTATGGCACTTGGTCGTGCAACTAATAGTGATATTATTGAATGTGTATTCCGTAAGAATCGTAATGGGTTTATGGGAGATTTCCTAGTTCAGGTAGATTTTGATAAAGGTTATTATCGTTATAAGGATTTTGAAAATGAAAATTAAATTTATAGCATCAAACAAGTATGTGTTAGA